TCAAGCCGTAACACACTGATGGGCTTGGCTCGTTACACTGAACAAGCCTTTGTTGGCGAGTCCGGTGGTAACAACACCATTCGTAACGGTGAAATTGGTAACTTGTACGGTACTCCCGTATTCGTGACTTCTAACGCTGACACAACATCTGGCTCTACAGCTTGCCGAGTTGCACTGATGGGTCATAAAGACTTCGCAGTGTTCGTTGAGCAACAAGGTGTTCGTGCACAGACTCAGTACAAACAAGAGTACCTCGGTACATTGTTCACAGCTGACACTCTGTATGGCGTGAAAGAGTTGCGTGACAACGCAGCAGTTGCTTTGGCAGTTCCTGCCTAAGTGAGTTAAGGGTTCCCACTGTAATAGGTGGGAGCCTTTTTAATGTATTACTTTTTAGTACATCAGAAAGGTACACACATATCATGAAATTTAAATGTAAAGTTACAAACCTTGTCTACAACTTTGAGTATGAAGTTGATATTATGGCAATGATGAAACATCCAGACTACGAGCCTATGGAAGAGGTTGTAGCTGAAGAGACTCCTGTAGAAGAGACTAAACCAGTTAAAACCTCAAGTAAGAAATCTAAGGTAGCTACAGATGAAACCAATATCGACGGGGCATAACCTAACAGCTGGAACTAAGACTACTGTATACACAGTTCCAACCGGCTACTACGCTAAGTGGAACCTTTGTTATATCTCAAATCACACAGGTAACAACAAGACTGTAAGTGTTTGGTGGTATGACTCAAGTGCTGGTAATGAGATTACAGTTATTGATGCTTATCTGTTAGCAGCTACACAGTATCTCAGGTTTGACGGTGGTGCATATGTTGTCTTGGAAGAGGGTGATCAGGTAAGGATTACAACTGAGGCTCTATCAGCTATGTCAGCTACCAACACGTTTGAACTATATAGAAAAGGCGAGTAATCATGGCTTTATCAGCTGCAATGCAGTGGGCTTTGGCTAATGGTATGTCAGAAGCTGATGTGTATCAAAACATCAATGACTTCTTGGCATCTAATCCAACTGCAGCTCAAACACAAGCTCAGATGGCTCAATATGGTATTTCACCTGAAGATGTAGCCGCTGCAACAGGTGGTAAGTCAGGTGGAATGCTTAGTGGTAATATCATGGCAGGTGCAAGCTGGAACAGCACTAACACAGCTTTGCAGGATGCTCTTACTCAAGCTACAGGTCAACAAACAGCTAACTACGCTGTAGGTGGTTCTACAACTACTGACACTCTTAACCAACTTAATACATTCTTAGCAGGTGGTGGTCAGTTTGATCCTAATGCTACAGTTTACTTACAAGCTGGTGGTGTTGACTTCATTCAAGGTGTAGATAAAGGTGTTGTTAAAGACAACCTGAACCAGATCGTACAGACTCTTGGTAGTCAAGGTGTTAATGTTGTCTTGACTGGCTCACCTTATGCTACGTCTGTGCAAGATGTTATTGATAATAAGTTTAACCCTGAAGTAGATCAGATCTATAAAGATGTTGCTAAAGCTAACTCTAATGTTGCTTTGGTTAACACTCAAGGTGAGATCCTTCAGAATAAGAACTTGTTAGTTGATGCCTTGCACACAAATGCTGAAGGTACAGCTATCTATAACCAGTCAGTTATTGACGCTTTATCTCAGTTTAAGAATGAAGTACCTCCTAGCACACCTCAAGCAATTGCTCAGACACAAAGAACAGGAGCTATACCTACAGCTCGGGGAACTGTCATTGAAGGCGATAATATTGATGAACAAATTGCTGGTATCCCTCAAGTCGTTTACGAAACAAAAGTAGATCCTAACAATCCAGCTAACTGGCAAACATACAATCCTAAGACTGGTGAAGTCATTGATTCAGGTACATTTGCAGGTGGTGGTGATCGTGGTTTGTTAGCTGCTGCAGCCCCCGTGATTGGGTTAGCAGCTTCTACAGTAGGTTTGCCTTTTATTTCAGGTATGTTGGGTAGTGCTACAGGTTTGACAGGATCAGCTTTGTCAGGTCTTACAGGTGCTACCATTGGTGGAGGCACAACAGCTATTGCAGGTGGAACTACAGAGGATATTCTTAAGGGTGCTCTGTTAGCTGGTGGTGCTTCTTACGGTAGTTCTTTGCTTGATAACTACCTAGCTACAGGTTCTATTGCAGATCCCGGCATTACAGAGAGACAACTAGCTATTGCAGATGCTAAGCAGTTAGCTGATCAAGGTTTATCTCAGAGTCAGATTGCTGATGTGTTAGGTTCTAGTGGCTATAACGAAGTCATGGTAGATAGTGCTATTAAAGCTGCTACTAAAGGACTTACACCCACTACAATCCCCACTTCAACAGCTACAGATGTTGTTAACGTAACAGGTACAGCAGCCCCAGCTATTAACACAGGTGGTCTATTAAGCAGCTTAGTAACAACTCCTGCTGCAGTGTCAACACCAGCAGTTACCGATGCAGGTACAGTTAAGGTTACAGGTACATCCACACCTCAGCAAATTGATCAAGCTGTGTTGAACTTGGTTAACAGTCAGTTAGCTTCTAATGTTAAGACACCAGCTAACTTAGCTAATGTACAAGTTACAGGTACAGCTGATACAGGTATGATGTCTGGTAATAACACAGCCAATGCTATCTTGAATACTCTTACAGGTCTTCCAGCAGCAACAACATCTACTCCAGCTGTAACATTACCAACTCAGACTATCACAGCACAGACACCTGTAACTAATCAAGATGTAGCTACTATTGTTAGTTCTTTGGTTCCTACAGCTACTCCAGCTCAGTCTGCAGCAATTGCTGAACAGGTAATTACAAGTAGTAATCCTAAGACAGCTCAAGAAGCTGTTAACGCTGTAGTTGCAACTTTAACACCTGCTGTAGTTACTCCAGCTACTACAACTCCTACAGTAACTGTAACAGCCCCTAAAACAACAACACCAACATTGTCTGATGTTGTAGCTCCTATTACAGCTGCTCTACCAGCTGTAACAGCTCCTACAACAGTTACAACACAGCCTGTAGTACCTGAGCAGACAATTACAGCTCAGAAGCCTACAACTATTAATGATGTTGTAACAGCTGCTGCTATACCTTTAATCCAGCCTTCAACTCCTTTAGAAGTTACTCCAGTTACCTCTAATAAGACTAATGAGCTAGGTTTAACTGATGCTCAGATGCTTAACTTACTTAAAGGTGGTATTGGTTTGTTAGGTGGTTTAGGAGGTGCTGCAGCGTTGACTAACACAGGTGGTACAGGTGTAAACACTGCAGGATTACCTACACAGCAACCTCCAATGTACACAGGTGATTACTTTACCAAGGTACAGCAGAACTATAACCAACTTCTTCCAGCAGTTCCTCGTGATGTCGCATCGCCATTACGTGACTGGTATCTTTCACAATATGGAGCTTAAATGACTACGATCATTACAAAGAACAGCAGTACAGCATCTGCAGTCCCTGCTGCAGGTGACTTAGTAGCTGGTGAGTTAGCTGTTAACACAGCAGATAAGAAACTATACACTAAGAGTGGTAGTACAGTTGTTAAGGTAGTAGGCTCTCTTGGTAATCAAGAAGCTAACGCTGTTGACATCACAGGTGGTACTATTGTAGGTATGAGTGCTCCATCTGTATCGTCAGGCGTAGCTAATAAAGGCTACGTAGATGGATTGATCTCCTCAGGTGCAGCTAATGCAGACGCTGCTGCAGCTTCAGCTATCTTAGCTAATGATTGGGCTACTAAGACATCAGGTGCTGTAGCTGGTGGTGAGTTCTCAGCTAAGTATCACGCTCAAGCTGCATCTACAAGTGCTTCAGCAGCATCTACCAGTGCCTCTAACGCTTCAACAAGTGCCTCCAATGCTGCATCAGCTCAGACAGCTGCTGAGGCTGCACGTGATGCTACACTGACAGCTTACGATAACTTTGATGATCGTTACTTGGGTGCTAAGTCATCAGATCCTTCAGTAGATAATGACGGTAATGCTCTAGTAGCTGGTACTCTGTACTTCAATACTGTCTCTGAAGCTATGAAGTTGTACACAGGTTCAGCTTGGGTTATTGCTTATGTCTCAGGTGGCTCTTACTTAGCTGTAGCTAACAATCTGTCAGATCTTGCAAGTGCATCTACAGCTCGTACTAACTTAGGTGTGGCTATTGGTACTAACGTACAAGCTTACAATGCTAATACAGCTGTTACCAATGCAGCTCAAACCTTTACAGCTACTCAAACATTCTCAGGTACATCTTCATCTACAGCCATTGTCTTAAACGATGCAGCAGAAGTAGCTACAGTATCAGCTACAGCAGCTACTGGCACGATTAACTACGACATTACAACTCAGTCAGTCTTGTACTACACAAGTAACGCAAGTGCTAACTGGACAGTTAACTTCAGAGGCTCTAGCGGTACATCATTGAATACTTTGATGAGTACAGGTCAATCAATGACTGTGGCTTTCTTGGTTACTCAAGGCTCTACTGCTTACTACAACAACGTAGTACAAGTGGATGGCACAACCTCTGGAGTGACTACTAGATGGTTAGGCGGTGCTCCTACTGCGGGTAATGCTAGTGGCATCGATTCTTATCGTTATCTCATCATCAAGACTGGTAGCGCAACCTTTACAGTCTTGGCAAGCAACACACAATTTAAGGCTTAAACCTATGCCATTACAAGCAACAAGTGGTGCAGCTTCTTATGATGCCTTTGGTGGTGGTGTTCCTGCTGTTCCTAACTATATAGAGGAAGTGTTCGGGAATTACCTCTACACAGGCAACGGCTCTACCCAGACGATCACCAACGGAATTGATCTGTCGGGTAAGGGTGGGTTGGTTTGGTTGAAGAACAGAGGTGCGGCGGGTAAGCATCAGTTATATGACACAGTTAGAGGTGTTCAGCTTCCACTAGATTCTGGCGCAACGGACGCACAGTCAAACTATTCACCACTTGGTCTTTCTGCTTTTTCAACCACAGGGTTTTCATTAGGTTCTGGATTGTCTAACAACAATACTGCTACCTACGCCTCATGGACATTCCGAGAGCAACCAAAGTTCTTTGATGTTGTGACTTATACGGGGAATGGTGTTTTAGCGACTCGATACATCAGTCACAGCCTTGGAAGTGTTCCCGGCTGCATCATGGTCAAGCGCACAGACACAACCTCTGATTGGGTCGTAATTCACAGAGGCACTTCCCTGCCGTTGATCCTGAACAGCACTGCTGCTGCTTCTACAACAAACAGGAATAACGGCTACCCAGACCTCACCTATACCGATGCAACGCAGTTTGCTGTGAGTGATGGCGCAAGCGGTGTCAGTGCAGTCAACGCCTCGGGTGGAACCTACGTCGCCTACCTATTCGCCCACAACGC